GCACCGCAGCGTCACATTGGCGGATGATATGGTCGTCGGGGCATAGAGCGTCGCCTGGGTGTTCCCTGCATCGATCACCGCATTCGCGCCAAGCGATTGCGCGGCCTCCTGGAGTCCGGCAGTAGCCGAGCGCACGGTCCAACCGCCCGAGTGCGCGTTGGCGCAGTTGACGATCACCTGTCCGGAGGCCGCGCCCGCTGTCCCGGATCCGCCTGTGATCAGGCATGGTTCCGCAGTGCCGGTCCCGCCCGAAATGTACAGGTAGTGATTCGTATCGGTCCCGTTGACACCCGCCGGGACCGGCGTCATCACCAGGGTATTGTTCCCGGTGTTGAGGGTGAGCCCGCTCGGGCCGCCGGGAGAGCACGCCGCCGACACATTGCAGGAATATGCCGCGAAATCATAGCTGGCCGTCCCGCCGGAAACATTGCGGAGGTTGGGGCCGAGCGCGGTCTGTAGGGCTATCACGGCATCCTTGAGCACCTTCTGGTGCGCGGAGTCGATCAATGCCGATATCAGGCGGCCGGAAGAATGCGTGCGCGGCGACGTGCCCGCGAATCCGCGGGTCAGTGTAAGCACATTGCCCGCGACGGCCGTCACCAGCATGTGTTCCCATGCCGTGCATTTGCCGGTGTTCGTCGTGGTGTCGCAGATGGTGACGATCATGTTCGGCACGAAGCCGGCTCCGTTCGCCACCGTTGTGGTTGTGTCTCCGGTAGACATCGCCACGGTGAGAGTCGTCTGCACGTTGTCGGCGACGACGAACAGGCTGCTGTCGGTGTCGAGCGCCCCCGGATAACGGGAGGTCTGCGCGACGGCGGCCGCCGCGGCGATGAGAATCAGGAAACTCCGTTTCATGCTGCCCCCTGAAGCGCAGCAGGCGCGGCCGCCTGGTGAATGTGGTTCTGCGCGTTGAGTTGCACGATCGCCGCTTTGTATGCCTGCGCCTGCGCCGGCAATGAGGGATCAACCTGCGATCGCGGGTACTCGGGGAGCAGCGCGAGCGCGAAGCTGTACCTGACCGCCATCTCGTAGCCCGGCGGAAGATTTACCGTCTCCGCGGGCGTCGAGAATTGAGTGATCGGAACGTAGATCCACATCTCGAGCTGGCCGCCCAGGCGCGGAATCGGGGCGATGTAGACCGACGCGGTCGGGTAGCCGTAGTCGCAGAAGAGGCGCCGCACGTAGACGGACTGCGCCTGCTTTTCAGGGGTGGACTCCCAGCCGGCCGAGTCCACCAGCTCGAGCTGCGAATCAATGCCGCCGGCGGCGACGGATGCGGATTCGATCCGCACCGGTCTTTCCGTCAGCGCGAAAGGGCCGTTGGTTCCCGATACGGAGACGAGAAGCCTCTTGCGTGCGACGAGCGAGGCGCCCTCGGTGTTCCAGCTCGAGAGCATCTGATTCAGGCTCACGAGCGCATCGTTCAACTCGTTCGTCTCGAGCGTCTCGGCGGCCGCGATCGCGCCGATCAACCGGAAGCTCGAGTGGATCAATTCGCTAACCGTTGGCATTCTGAGCCTCTGAAGTGCGGCCGTGCGGGCCGCTCGCACGTCCGCGCGCTGGCTTCTTTTGCGCGGCCGCCATTGCGACTGCCGGCGCGGGTTCCGGTGCGGGAGCCGGAACGGGTTCGGCCGGCGGATCTTCACCCGCCGGCCAGACGGTGCGCGCCCAGCCGGGGCCGAGCGCGTCTTCTTGGTCCCGCGACTGAACGATCACCCACGGCAGCGTGCGGTGAAACATCATTCGCGGGTAGTCTTCGGATGGCGTCATACGCCTGCTTGCGTGACCGTGAAGGTCTTGCCGTTGACGTACATGCGGGCGCTTCGTTCGGCGCCCTCGTTGGCGGCCACCGTGTACATCACCTGGCCGTCCGCGACTTGCGGGGTCGTCGGCGAGTCAACCGTCAGCCAGTCGGCGACGGCGTCCTTATCCACCGTCCACGTGCCGCTCTGGCCCGGCCCGGTCATGATCACGGCGAAACTGGCCGAGCCGCCGGCGGCCGCGGGCGCCGCGCTCGTCGGGTTGATCGAGACCGGCGGAACGTCCGGCAACGGTTCGGTCGGCGGCCGTTGAGGCAGAAACGGCGTCAGGTCGATCTGTCGCCAGGCCGAGCCGAGGTCCTGGGCCTGGTCCGGTTGATGGATGACCACGGGCGGCGAGTTGACGTTGGCCCAGAGCTGGGGATACCGCGTGCGGCGCGCCGGCATCTTAGTATCCTGCCGGCTGCGTTCCCTGCGCTTCCGTCAATTCCGTCGAGACTTCTTCCTCAGGCGGGATCGTCATGAAGTTCGTCTTGTCGATCGCCGTTTCCTCGTTCGGCGTTTGCACCACGATCGGCGGCACGCGGTCGTAGACCGAGAAGTAGACCTTCGGGTATCCCGGTTGATAGCCGCCCTCCGGTTCGGCCGTCGTCCGCGGCCGCGTGAACGGCGGGAGCGGCGGCAGCTCGCCGACCTCGAGGCTCGCTACTTCGGCGTTGCCGTGTTCCACGCCCTCGTCGGGCGTTGTTTCGTTCTGTTGTTCGTTTGCCATGGCTTTAGCTCTCCAATCGAACGGCCCATTCGGGGCGCTGCGCGGCGTGGCCGTAAAGTACGTCCGCACGAGTGATAAAGAGGTCGTTGATGATGTCGTAGTCCGACACCATACGGATCGCAACACCGCTATCCGGATCCATCTGGGACGCACCGAAGTGGATACCCTTGGGCATCGCCAGGGGAGCCATGCCGATGCAGAAGGCCGATTCGTGGAACGCGATCGACTGCGCGGTGAGCTGGTTGGCCGTGCCGATGATCGTGAGGGGCGCGCCCGCGGCCGGCGAGTTGCTCACCGTCCTGGTCGCGCCACTGACAACGATCGGCGGGTAGATCGGGATACTGGCGAGGCCCGCGGCATCGCTCGAGGTGTCGGCCGTGACCACAAACTTCTGCAAGTCTGAGCCGATCGCGCCAGACACCGGGTTGACCGCAAACACGGTCGGCAGGGTGAACAAATCGCCTTTTTTCAGGCGCAACGCCGCGGCGGCAGTAAATCCCGTGACGGCCAGGGTCGAGCCGATCTGCGATGCCGCGCCTACCTGCGGAGCGCCACCGAGGGGACCCACGGTATGGACCGGCGTGTTCTGATCCATCACCCATTCGAACCCTCCCATCGTGCCCATGCGCCCGCGCTCGTACTGGTTTTTGACCTGGGTGCTGGACTGGAACAGTCCCTGCGCGGCCTTGAGCGTCAGCGTCTGGACCTTGGGCGAGATGACCATCGTGCGCCGGCCGTCCATCGGCGTCGAGTTGAGGTCGAGCACCTCCCCGGCCTGCCATGCGGCGTCGAGCATCGTCAGCGGCGTGCCGGGTGTCCCGATCGCGTTTGCCGTGGACTGAATCGCCATGAGCAGTCCGTCCACGTCGACCTGGTTGGCGAGCGCGACGGCCGCCGACTCCAGGTAGCGGTCGCGGAACGCATCGATCGAGAGCGTCAGTTCGACGGAGCTGAACTGGAACGATACGTTGGCCTGCGTGTTCAAGGTGAGGGTCTTCGATCCCTCGATGACATCCTGCGGGGTGATAACCCGGCCTTTGGCAACGGTGAATCGGACGGCATCGCGCAACCTCAAGATGTCGCCGATCTTCGCGCCCTCGACCGCGAATTTGTCGTCCCAGGTATGGGCGATGGCGCCCGAGAACCCGAGGTTGTTCTTGAAACGCATCAGGAGTTCGTTGGTGATCACCTGTGCGGTGAGAAGCGTATTCGGCACGTCACTTTTCCTTCATGGCTGCCCTCGCTTTCGACCATCGCTTGAAGTCGCTCGCGACGGCCGGATCGAATATCGAATCCGATACGGCTTTGGCGGGACGGGTGTTCGGCGGCGGCGGCGGTGGCGCGGATGTAAAACGCTGTTTGCCGTTTGCAGCGCCGTTCGAAGGGGAAAGAGTGGCGGAAAGCCGGCCGATCTCCCGCACCGCCGCAATGGGTGTTAATGCGGCTATGCGCTTGAGATCTTCGGTGTGCGTGGCGAGGTAGTACAGGATCTCCGCGCCGGCGTCGTCCTCGAGCATCGCCTGGCGAGCTGCGGCAACCCCAGGTCCTTCCGGCGCCGTGACCGAATTGATCACGTCGTCGTAGTCCGGATGCGCTTTGCGCGCCACCTTCTGTCTCGAGGCCCACTCGGTCTGGAGCTTCTGCTCTGCTTCCTGTGTCGCCTTCGCGTCCGCTTCCGCCTGGCGTTTCGCTTCCCGCTGGGTGATGTTCCAGTCGGTCAACGCTTCCTGGTAGGCTTCGAGCGTCTCGAAATTCTCGAGACGAGGCTTTCCAGGGGCCGGCTCCGCTTTCGCCGGCGGCTGCTGGACCGCGGCGAGCTGCTGTCTGAGCTGCTCGTTCTCTGCGGCCAGCCGGTCTACCCGCCGGCGCCTTCGCTTCTGCGAGGCGGTCAACTCCTCTTCGTTCTCTTCCTCTTCTTCCGGTTGCTGCGTGTCATCCGCGCCTGATTGCGGTTCGGTTTTGGCCGGAGTCTCCTCCGCGGCCGCAGGTTGTTCGGGCTCCGTCGCTTCCGGCAGCTCACCCGTTTTGCGGAATTTCACATACCCCTTGAAGTCCTGGGGCGCGTTCGATTCCGCCGGTTCGGGCGCAGCACTATCCAGTTGCGGCGTTTCTTCTGCTGTCATAGGTCGTTGTTGCCGCGGGTTTCCGCGGCGGCTGGCCGAGCGAGGCGAGGATGCGCCGCAGCTCGTCGTTCTCGTAGGTGAGCTGGGCGACTCGCTCTTCGAGGCGCCTCACCTTCCGCTCTCTCGATCCGTCCCGGCCGGCCATGGTCAAAATTGCGGTTCTACTTGCGGTTCCAATGTCGGAGGCTCGGCCGGCGGGGGTTCAAATGCTACCCCCGCCGCCGGCGCGCCGGGAGCGGGTCCGACAGACTGCTCCGCGGCTTCCCCTGTCGCCATGGCTGCGATCTGCGCCTTCAGCATGGCGAGTTCCTCACGTAGCAGATTGATGTTTTCCGCCGACGTCAACTTGGCCTCGCTCGTTACCAGCTCAACCTGCGCCTTGAGCGCGGCCTGGCGGTCGGAACTTTCGATCTTCGCCTGGTTCATCCGCTCTTCCGACTCGATCTCGAGTTGCTTGGTCCGCAGCTCCTCGGTGAGTTTCTCGAGCTGCTGCGTCATCTCGTCGATCTGCATCGCCATCTGCTGGTTCTGCTGGGCGAGAAGCTGCTGCGGCTTGACGTCGGGCTGCTCCTGCAATGCCGGCGGCAGCGTGCGCTTGAGGCGTTCGGCGATCTTGTCGGCGCCCTTGAAGTTTAAGTTTTCGAAGATGATGTCGCCCGCAACCTGCATAAGCGGTGGATACGCCTGCGCGAGCTGCGTGAGCATCTCGCTCGCTTTTTCCTGATCGGTTTTCCAGTTCGGCCCAACTTTCAACCTCACGTCGTATTTGGCGGCCGTCAGATCGTACAGGCGCGGGAACTGGTTCTCGTCCACGTGCTGCTGGTTGACCTTGACGATCTTCTCCTGCATGTCCTCGCCGAGGATCCGGACTTCTCGGGCGGTGTCGTAGATCTTTGGGATCAGATCGACCAGGATGTTGCCGGCGTGCAAGATCGCGCGGTTCAAATTGTCGATGAAGTGGAAATTGGAGAGCCCTCCCTGGCTCTGCCGTTGCCGGATCGCCACGCCTGACGTCTCGTTGCTCATCTGGCCGAGCGAGGCGTCGTAAATGTTGGTGGTGGCCTTGATGTCGTCACTCGCCTGCGCCGCGCCAATCGAGAGGGCTTGAATCGGGGGCTCTGCCAGGTTGCGCTGGGGAGGCGGCGCCGGGTTTCCGGCGATGTCGAGCGGCTCGTACTCGAGGTAGGCCCACGGGATGGTGTTCGCGCTCTCCCAGCGTTTATCTTTGAAGATGCCTTTCGCTCCGACCCACGGGGCCTTCGTTCCCAGCATCACCGTCTCGGCCTCGGAGCTGCGGTAGAAGTTATAGAGCTTCTGCGGGTCGCGGGCAAACCGGATCAGACTGAAGACGTACCGCTTATTCTCGATGTACATCTCCTCGCCGCTCACGAGCAATATCGGGATGTACTTCCCTTTCCACTCCGTTTTGTCGAGGATCTCGACACCGTTGATGCGGCACATCCGGACGTGGCGGATCTGGTCTTCGCGCTCGATGCGCTTCCCGTCGTCTCCGGTCGCATACTGAACTCCCGGCGGCAGGTCGTCTGGCAGATCGCTTTCGTATTCCGCCGTGACGCGGCCATCCGGCCACTGGATGCCGACGAGCTTCTTCGTCTCGATCTCGACGTACCAGTAGCGGGCGAT